CAAAGGCATCAAACACGCACAGATGATAAAAGAGGCACAGGAAAGGGAGGCAAAGAAACGGGCAGGTGTTCGTGTACCTGTAAGTCAGGGCCAAGCAACACCAGTGCCCCCGCAGCGTCCTCCTCTAACCGTTCCTGTTCCCACTCAGGTGGGAACACCAGGAGTACCGAATGCCAAAGAAGCTGGAGTCGTGCGTCCGCCAAGTCAAGGCCAAGCAACGCCAGGAGCGAAAGAAAGTCAACCCGTGGGCGGTTTGCGTAAGTAGCACTGGTTTGAAACCGCACAAGAAAGGTAAGTAGTGCCTGACGTCATAAAATTGTCGTTGCAGGGCGATGGTGCAACTAACTTCAAGTTGTACATACAGGACCGTCTTCAAGAAATAAAGAACGGCCTACGTGAACTCCATGAAGTTAAATTACCTGAGTGGAGACGTATTTACGAAGCTCGCCCTCTTGAGTCAAAGAAGGTATTTCCATTTGAAAACGCGAGTAATTTGGTTCCTCCTCTTGTTGGTATTCACTCGGACACATTGAAAGCGCGTTTAATGGCGTCAATCTTTCGGGTGCGTCCTATCTGGTCGGTTAAACTACACGGAGACTTTGCGGGAGAGGCGGAAAGGTTGCGTATGGCAGTTGAGGACTTTATGTCTTCTATTGCTATTGAGCCTGATGAGTTGGACCTTTACAGAGTTTACAATGAGGCTCTTGATGACGTCATTCAGTATGGAACAATGTTCGTTAAACTTCCGTGGGAAACGAATGTTGTAGACGTTGTCACTGGGTCTCCAACCGGTTTTAGTTTCATCCCGGAGACACTTTATGATGGACCAAGACCTGAGAAGATTGCCTTTGAAGACTTCTTCATGTCTCCCTCTGAGAAAACCATTGAACGAGCAGACTTCAAAGCACAACGAAAACGAATGCAGCGTTGGGACATTGAGGACCGCGTATTTAGGGGCCTCTACGATTCTTATGCCGCAAAAGCTATACTTTCTACCCCTGACAGGCCCGGTCCTACTACTGCTCAGCGTCAGGTTGAGATGGACTCTTCAATTAAGTCACCACGTGGCCCTGTAGGTGCTGAGTGGGACATTTATGAGTGCTGGTTTTGGTATCGAGATGGGAGACGAAAGACTAAGGTAGTTGCAACTTATCATTTACATACCAACACTCTTTTGCGAGCGTTTTACACGTTTTTGCCAGATGACCCGTTTCTTGGCGCTCGTTTGCTACTCCGAGACGGACTTTATCACGGTTATGGAATGTGTGAATACCTCGGAATGTTTCAAGAGGAAATATCACAGATTCACAATCAACGCCGTGATGCGTCGACAGTAGCTAACGCGAAGGTGTGGCGTGTAGACCCGTTTAGCAAGTTGCATGACGGTTACAAGATTTATCCTAGTGCAATGTTGCCAGCAGCAAAGGACGAGATCGAACCGATGGCTCATGGTGACCCGTCACCAATGAACATTGAGGAAGAGAGGCTGGCACTTGAACTTGCGGAACGCCGTTCTGGTATTAGTCCTCCCATGCAGTCATATGGTTCCGGTTCTTTCTCTAAACGAGGTGTCTATTCTGCGATGGGGACACTGTCCTTATTGCAGGAAGGCAATAATAGGACCGATCTTTCTGTTGGCGACATCCGTTATTTCCATACAAAACTAGGACGGATGATTGCACGACAGTATGCTGCTCTTGGTCTTAACAGTTCAAGGTTTGAAGAGTACGGACGGAATGGAGACCTGATAAAAGAAGCACTTAAGGCCATTCTCGGCAAGAAAATGTTTCTGCCAATCTCTTCTCCAAGTGCGTCTGTTAACCGTGAAGTTGAAAAGCAGAGCGATGTTATGTTGGTCAATCTGATGACTAAACATTATCAGATGATCGCACAAATGATGGCTCAGGCTACACAACAAGGGATGCCGCCAGAAGTGCAGCAGTACTTGGTTAAGGCTGTGAAGGCTGCTAACGCACTAATGAAGACAGTCTTGAAACACTTTGATTACGACGATCCGGACATTTATTCACCGGAGGTTAGTGGTGGAGCAGAAGAACCAGGCGCAGGACAAGGCCCCCAACCCGCTGCTTTGCAACAAGTTGGCAGTGCTGGCATGGTTGGAGGACAAGGGGGCGGGTTGCCAGGCATTCCGGGACTGGCTGAACTTAGTGCTGGAATACAACCAGCGCAAGGTCAACCAATCCAGTGACACCGTTGCAATTTTTAGGGCACAGGGAGTTGTTGAGTTAATTAACGAAATCCTTGATGTCCCTGAAATGTTGCGACAAGCAATAGTTCGACAACAGGGACAAGAAAGACAGCAGAAAGGAGCACAATAACATGGCACTTTGGGGTGGAAAGAAAGTTGAAAAAGAGGAAGACGTTCCGGAAAGTCTTCGTGGGAAGACCCCGGAACAGATAGCTCAAGCTCTTGCTGACGGTGAGACAGCGAAAGCTACACTTGCTGCGAAAGAGTCTGAGACGACGACGATGAAGTCTGATCTTCAACAAGCGCGAGAGCGAATACAAGCTCTGGAGCGTAATGCAAATCCTCCAAAACCGAAGGAAGAACAAAAAGGACCAACGAGTGTTCTGGTTGATGAGGATGCAGCATTCAACGAACGGCTGAGTCCGTTTGCTGTAGCAACGCTACAAAACTCAGCGAGGATGGCTCGTATCATTGCGGAGGATCGGATCAAGTCCGACCCGAAGGACGGGCCAGTTTTCAGAAAGTTCTACACTGAGTACGATGCTCTCATCAAGCAGTTGTCTCTCGAACAACAGGCTCTTGAGGCGTCGTACGACAACGTTTTTAGCATTATTAAAGGACGCCATCTACATGAGATTCTTGAGGCTCAGAAAAAGGGAGATGGTAGCCTTTTTGTTGAGCCAGGTGGTGGGTCTCCTCCAGAGCAGAAACCAAAAGAGGAGAAGCTCAACGACCAAGAGCTTGCTGCTGCCTCAAGAATGGGTGTGTCTCCCGAAGACTACCTAAAGTCCAAAAAACAGATTCAATTCGTGTAACGGAGGTGTGCTTTGGCAGAAGTGAAACAAACGCCGTCGGTGCAAGCGACACCTTCGGCAGCGAAGACGACACAGATAGAAGTCAGTTCTACACCGGCGATCACGACAGAAAGTTTGCAGCCGAGGAAAGTGACTGACCCTGTTATGCGGCAGAACATTGCGAACGCTCGTCGTGAAGGAGCGTTCATAACAGACGATTCTATTGTTGCAAAGCCGTTGACAGTTCCAGGTCACAAGGTGGTTTACAAAAATCCGTCTTTGATCTGTCGCATGGTCAACCGATCAGCCAGACAGGGGCTTTCTGTTGAACGTCACAAGTTGGCTGGTTTCCGAATTGCGACACCTGCCGACATTTCGTTTTCTGACGGCCTCACTCCGATCAACAACCAGTTCATTGATGGTGACCTCATTGCGATGGTTATTGATCGAAACAGGTATTTGGGGGCATTGAAACACGTTGCAGTGAGAGCACAAGAGCGTGTTTCCGCTCGTGACACTCTTCAAAAGAGTCGAAAGGTTTTGCGTGAAACCCTGAATGAAACGTCTGCTCCCGCAGAGTTGCGGAACAAGATTCAGCCGTTCATTCCAGGCGCAAGCGAGATTCCTGGTTTTGAGCTTGACGAAAGTATGTCAGACCAGAGTCAGGAATAGTTAGTACAACGTACGGAAAGGAGAACCACCTTGGCTAGTGTACCCATGAAAGCTATTGGGTCTGTTTCAGGGAACCAACCGAGGGTTTCCAGAATCATTGAGAATGCAGGACAAACGTTCAAGGCAGGTACCGTTGTCCAACTTGACGAAGCCACTGGCAGCGTCGAGGTTTGGGATGGCGTGACCTACCCGGACGGGATTCTTGGCATTGTTCAAGAAGCTGGAAGCAACTTGGCCACCGCTGGAACGCCCAAGACGCTGACGTTCGGCTCTGTTCCGAATCAGTCAGCAGCAGTGAACATTCCGCGTGGGGCACCGCTAAATGATGGCATGGTCGGGGTTGAGCTTGCCGTGGAAGACTCTGTCTTCTTTGGTGAGGTTGGCCCTGCTCAAGCTGCATCTCGTGTGCAGGCCATCGTTGGTGATTCGTTTGGTTTGACTTTGGATGCTGATGGTTACTGGTACGTCGATCTGACAAAGACGACGCCAGACATTGGTGTCCGAATCACCAAGCTGGACGAAAACGATCCTCGCGGCGTGCAGTTTGTATTTTTGGCTGCTGCTGCACAACTACCTGCTTAACCGCAGGGGGTGAGCATTAACGAAAAAGGAGAACTTGTCCCATGATGTATCGTGGTCAGTTCGCACAACTGATGGTGCCAAACTTGCACCATCTTTTTGTGCATTGGCTCGACCTGCATCAGCGAGATACGGAGTACGACAAGATATTCAACATCGAAACCTCAAAACAGGCTTTTGAGGACGAAGTTGAATTTTCTGGTCTTGGTCCGCTCTCGCAAAAGCCCGAAGCGACGGCGATCATCTATGATGATGCTGTTCAAGGTGGTACCAAGCGGTACTTGCACTTGCCTTGGGCTTTAGGGGTTCGTACGTCGTTTGAGCTTTTCAGGGACGATCAGTACAACCTCATCAAGCAGGTACCGAAAGCCCTCGCTCGCAGTGCTCAGTTCACACGCGAGCAACAGGCTTTCAATGTCTTCAACCTTGGGTTCACAAACGCGATCACCACGACCGATGGTGTGAGCCTTTTCAACACTCAGCACCCGCTGTTGGGTGGTGTGAAGGCCACGAACATTGGTCCTGGTCTTTCAAGTATCATCGCGGCAGCAGGGACTTTCCCGAACCGTCCTTTGGTTGACTCAGACTTGTCTGTGACTGCGTTGCAGAACGCGATGGATTCGTTTGAGCGACTGGTGGACAGCCAGGGTCTTCCCTCCGTGTTGAAGCCAAAGTATGTGCTGATTCCACCAGAGGTTCGGTGGATCGCACGTGAAATCCTTGGCTCTCCTCACGCACCGTACACTGCTGAGAACCAAATCAACTCTCTCGTTGCAGAGGACTTGCAGTATTGCATCGGGCATTACCTGACGAGCAATCAGGCATGGTTTGTCCTTTGTGACAAGGAGTCACACCAGTTGAAGTATTTCGACCGCGATCCTCTGGACGAGGATTACAGCGATGACTTCGACACGAAATCACTGAAACAAGTGGTCTACATGCGTTTCAGTGTTGGTGCGACGTCCTGGATGGGTGTTTGGGGGTCAGCAGGAGCGTAAGAAACGGCCCGTCTTCTCAACAGTCGGGGAAGGAGACGACAAGTCCGTGCCTTCACAATCTCGTAGTGGCTTCCGAGGGGTACCCTGGTCACGTTGTGACCGGTGTGGCTGGGACTACCCCTTGGATAAGCTAACAATGCAAAACGGTTTGCTGCTTTGCGTCGAGAAGTGTTTTGATCGCACGGAGATGTTGACTCGCGACCGAAGACTGGCTGAGTTTCTAGCAACAATGGGACCGGATGCTCAAGAAGAGACTTCTAAGGTCCGGTCTAACCCTAACAGAGTGATCGAAAATATTTAGATAGGAGAACCACGCATGACGCGCTTTCCGCATGGGTTGTCATCGTTTGGCATCCCAGTGCTCGGCTCGATCCCGTTGGTTGGAGTACCGAACAAGACTGGAAAGGTTTGGTTCGTTGACGCTGTTAACGGAAGCGACGGTAACTCTGGCCTGACACCGGAACAACCTTTTGCCACCATTCAAAAGGCCATCAACATGGCTGGTGATGGAACTGGTGACACAATCTTCGTTTTCCCTGGAACGTACGCAGAGAACCTTGTTGTCAACAAGGATTATCTGACGATTCAGGCTGCAATGGTTTCTGGCTACGCAAAGCCCGACATCGTTCCCGCTTCTGGAATTGCGCTGTATAATCAAGCAGCGCAAGGAATGTGTTTGCGGCGTTTGCGGTTTGCTGCACCAGCAGCAGATGTTGACCTTTGTCGAATTGAAGGTAACGGATTCATCATTGACGACTGTGTCTTTGATGGAGACGCTACTCAAGGGGCGGACAAAGCCCTGATTCGGTTGAAGGGCAATGACACAGACGACGCTTTCACGGCGAGCGAAGGACGCATCCTCAACAGTCTGTTTCGTGGCATCACGAACGGTATTGGTCTCATTTTCGATACCGCCGAGGCTGTGGTTGGCGTTGGCGAAACAGACGTTCTAGTTGCTGGTTGCACCTTTGTTGGCAATGGTCCTTCGGACATTGCATCGAAGGACACAGGTCCTGGAACGTATTCCATTCAACGGTCAGAGCTTCGTGGAAACTTCTTCATGACGAAGAACAAGACGAATTACATCGACTTCACCACCGAAAATGGTGGGGCTGCTGGTGACCAGAATGGAGTTATCCAAGCGAACTACTTTGCTGCTGACGCGATCACTGCTGGCAACCAAGTGAGAATCGTTGGCACAGGATTCACGTTCTCAGGCAATTTCAGCACTGTCGGTGTGGTTGACGGTTCTGGTCTTGACTAGTGTGTGGTTGCTTACTGGGTGCTATGCCGACGACAGAACTTACAACTGATAAGATTAAGGTTACGGTGACTACCGAGTTAGTTGGTGGGTCTATCGTTCCTGCAAACGATCCACATTTGTTGTCTGTTTTGTCGTCGGCTAACGCGATGCACGCTAGCGTGCCACTGAAACAAGTGAAGCTTGCTTTTGACTCTGGTGTTCAGCACACGTATCGTATAGAGGCTCTAGACGGACGAATTTGGAAACAGAAGCTCTTTTTTAATGTCGGGGCCGAAGTGACTATGACGTTTGACGTGACCCACCAGTGGAAAATGTCTGAGTTTGTTCTCCAACGAGACGTCCGGGATCACCTTATTGATCTCGTTCGTGGCTATGTTGGAGTTATTCTTGTGAAATTGGATTACCTGTGACCATCAACAACAAAACTGCTGCTGCAATTATGACCTCAGCAGTTCTTTTAGGTGGTTTGATCTGGAATGCTGCATCCAGAATAACAAGACTTGAAGAACAGGTCATTGGACTTCGCGCTGATGTAGCAGCGATGAAAGCATTACTCTATATTCCATCAATTCCACAACGAGGAGACCAGTGATGAAGCGTTCTATAAGACTTCTTGTCGTGACTGTTTCGACTTTTGTGCTTTTTTTCTCTTGGCTGGTTTACGTAACGCTGTACGTTGAGGCACAAACACCAACGCAACAAATGGCAATGCGCCTTCCTGTGAATAAGCGTCCTTGGGTTGTTAGTAAGGTCATGATTGCAAGGATGCAACTTGCGCCAGTAACAGAGAAGGGCTATGCAACCTTTCCAGTCAAAGGTGAGGATGGCTACTCTTATTCGATTGACGACGTTCTTGCTGGCGTTTTAGAAGTGCTTGAAAAAGAGAGGAGATAACCGTGAAGGGTTGGAGGACTTTGGTAGCAAATTTGCTTCTAGCAATCGCACCGGTGTTGGAGGCGACAACTGCTGACGGCATCGGATTGACAGGGGTTTGGGCAACTTTGTACTCCCTGTTGGTTATTGCTGTGAACTTCGCCTTGAGGTTCATAACGACGACTCCCGTTGGGACGAAGCCGTAATGTTTACACTTGACCCACTTGGCTTTGTGGCACAGCTAATCGCTGGCTACCGTGAGGCAAAGATACTTCAACAGTGGCTTCGTCTCGTTGGAAGCATGGTTTTTTCAGCGATTATTTCGTACTTCGGAGTTGCTGGGCTTTCACTTCGTATGGACGAATCTATGCTACTAGCACGTGGGGCAGGTTATCTTGCTGTTGCAGTCTCAGTGCTTTCTTTGTTTTGTGCCTCACCACTGACTCGTGGAATGATGGTTTCCGTTCCACAGTCAGTGGTGAAAAAAATGCACGAAGGTCAGGGACAGGTTACGATTTCGAGAGAGTTCGAAGATGCACCTAAAAGTTGATAAGCTAGACCCCACAAAGAACTGTATTATTGAGGGTCTCCGACCTGAGATGTACTACGCAGCTGGTGCTGTTGAGTCTGTGTGGCGCACTCACGTTGGAAAGGTGCCGGTGATGACGTCGGCTCGTGATGGAAAGCACAGTGAGACGTCATTGCATTACAAAGGGCTTGCGTTTGACCTTCGGACAAGAGATATGACTCTTGCAAAAGCGAAGGAAATGTGGACACTTCTTAGATTGTTATTAGAACCCCGTGGCTTTGACGTCGTTGATGAAATTGAAACAAAGTCGCATATTCATATTGAGTATCAACCGAAGAACGACAGTGAACGCATTTTTACTAGGGAGTCGTGATGAGCTGGTTGAAAACTTTGTTTTTCAACAACTGGTTCGCTGTCAATCCAGGACCGGATGTTAGATTTAATCCGCTTGGATTGTTGGGTCTTACTCAGCGAGCACTAAGTGTTCGGAGCAACGAACTTCCAGTGTGGGACGAAAAAGAGGAGAAGCCTTTTACCTACTGGGATGAAGTCCGGAATTATGTCGCTAAGGGGAAATACTCAAAACCTCGCTTTTATTACGTAAAACAGACCGTTCACAGAGATGGGCAATTAGGTGACTGGAATGGTCACGATGAGAGACGCGGGGTTGTGAGTATTTTCAGAATTGGTTGGAGACTTGACCCCAATGCGAAGCCGCCCACGTACATCCCTGGTATTACTTGGAAACGGGAGACGGAGGACCGCCCAATGGAGAAGGGGTATTAAATGCCGTACACACGTGCGTGGGATGAAACCTTTCCACCGGATACTCAAGCAGCAAAACTGCTAGGGCAAGACATTCGTGAGTTCAAAGAGGATGTTAGTGAACGTCTTGCATCGTTTGGAACTGGAACTCTTGCTAATAGACCGACTCCAGAAGCCGTCTTTGGCATTGCTGGAAATGGGGTTTTGTACTACGCACATGATGTAGGAGTGTTGTTTCAGTGGGATGGTGCAGGATGGACTGCTGTTAAGTACGATGGAACGTTTTCTGACCCAACGGTTGCAACGTTAGTAACACCTACTGTTGAAACTCCAACGAACACCGCTACTGTGCCTGCTGGTTCTATTGCATACGGAGCTAGGATTGATATTTACACAGCGGTTCGTACTCTTTCGGCTGGGTCACACACATTGAGTCTTTACATTCAAAGTGCTGCCCCGATTTTTCAAGTTTCATGGGCCACAGCAGATTTGGCGTTCATTCGAGCGAGTATTATAATTCTTCCGAATGACACTTACGTGGGTTGGTTTTCTGCTGCGGTGGGAGCAGTTGGCAACGTCCAGTCCAAGCCGCCTCAAGCGTTTAACATAGCTCTTGATGCAGCCTTTGGCTCAACAATTATTGCCTCTGCTGGTAATGCAGAATCGCAGGGAATGATTGTTAGTGTGGATTTGTAATGCCTATAAATACTATAGAACGGATGCAGACGGAGTTACCGGAATATCCGTTTAGGGGTCCGTTTGGTGGTATTCAGTCTGAACTTCCACTGGACGAGATTGAGCTTTTTGGATTCTCTGAGTGCTTAAACGTACTACTTCGCAATGCACTTGCAAGACCACGTCCAGGAAACGAGTTTGCGTCTGCGTTAGCTAGTGCTCCTGTTGGAATTGGGGACTTTTACGACGTCAACGGGACACGGCATACGGTAGCATGGCTTAGAGATTCTCTTTGGGAGTACACAAGCCCATCAACAAAAGTTCAGATAACCGGCACTCTTACCGGAGCAGATACAGATTTAATGGACTGGACGGTTGTAAACAATGGCTTACTCTTCTCTCAAGGAGTTGACAAAGTCCAAGTCTGGAACGGTATTACTCCTGGTTTCGCTGCGTCAGCGGTTGCTGCTGTTCCTGCAAAGTTCCTTATGGAGCTTGCGACGCACCTTCTTGCGATTAGAACAATTGAAGGTGGAACGGAAAGGACTCAAAGAGTTCGTTGGACGGGTGCTGGAGATTACACTGATTGGGCTAGCTTCTCTTCTGGTGTTATTGATGTTCTTAATAGTCTCGGCCCTATCAATGGTCGGACGAAGATAAATGAGAACGGTTTCCTATTGCACACAGATGGAATCACCAGAGTGATCCCAACCGGAATAGGTTCGAGACCGTTTGACTTTGTGCCTTTCAACGAGCGAACCAGGGGGTGTTTCTTTCCTCGGAGTGTTGCTTCTTTTGGAGATAGTGGCTCTGCTTATGTTTCACGTAATGATATTGTTTTCTTCGATGGTTCGTCCTTTGTTTCTCTTGGAGCAAGGCCGATTGAAGACGGTCGGAAGAAGGTAGGAGCGCGCTCGCGGATCGTTTCGGACCTGCTTTTAGCAAACCCAACACAGGTTTACGGCTTTGCTTCACAGGCAATAGGAGGAGTGTACTTTCAAGCCTACTGGCTTATCATCCCCAACGTGTCTATGTGGGTTTACAACCTAGATGAAGGCAATTGGACACGCTTCGTGTTCACAAAAACACCGAAGGTTATGGGAAGGTTTGAAAGTGGGATAGAAATACGAATCATGGACTTGATAGGGGCTATCCAGGACCAGAACTGGTCTCCGGCAACGTTGTTGTCTGAGTCCTTTTTTGATACTCCTGCTATCGGTTTTACTGATGGCTCTGTCGGACTTCCCAATTTTAGTGTTCCAATCGAGACTGGTTTCTTGTTGGCAAGTGGAATGCTTACAATGGGGGATAGGCGGCATAACAAACGGATAAGTCGTATTCGACTAACCTTCATTGACGCAGTTGAGACACCATTTGAACTCATTCTGAGTAATGAGAGAGGGGAGCAGTTTACACAAACGGTGAACCTACCAGGAACTAGCACTGGTTTTCTTCGTCAATTTGTTGTTCCAGTTGACATTTCTGGTATGTTCCTACGTTGGCAGATCGTGGGACAGGCTGGAACTTCTATAGAGCTTTCTGAGGTTGCCCCGATTTATTCTCCTGGTGGGGAGTACAAGAACACGTAATGCCAAGAATACCGTCGTACATTGAGAACCTTGAAAAACAACACGAGCAAGCACGTTTGTCCAAGGTTGGACGTAATGGAGAGCAAAGTGGTGTTGATGACTGGCTTTCTAAGATTCTTGGTTCTCTTGACAAAACTTACAATCGCCTTGCTTCTATTATTAACGGTCAGCTTTCTTTTGGTAATGGCACTGATAGTGACAACATTGATGGGGTTTGGGTATCGGTTCTAACACCAACTCCAGGAGACACAGATTTCACAGTTACGCACAATCTTGGTCGGCTTCCTGTTGGGTATATTTTGATGGAGGCTGATTTGCCATCGTTGATCTATACTGGAAGTGTAGCAGCGACAACGACAGAGATAACACTTCGCAATGCTACTGATGGAGCAAACATAGTGCTCTTTATTGTTTGAGCACTTCAAGACTTGAAGCGAAAGGACATTTATGGACATCTCAACAAGAGTTTGGGAAATCTTGGCGGCGGACGCCTCTGTGAATGTGATTTATCAGGGAGTTTTGTTCATCAAGAACATTATCTTCACTGATTATACGGCAGACACGGACGTTTTTGTTGTTCAGGATAGGGAGGGAAAAACAATCGCAAGAGGCAACGGGGCTGCTGACTTGTCTCCTATTGATATTCATATTGGGGACACCGCGTTGCCGGTTAATGGATTGATTGTCCCTACTCTAACAGCAGGAAGACTTTTGATCTTTATCAAGTAGTTGGGGGTCGATGTGAACTTCACAAAAGCTTTTTGCTTGTCTCTTTTGTTCGCTGCTTTGGCTTTCGGCCAGGGTGGGCGTTACGATAACATCGTTATCGACCAACAAGGGAACGGTGTAGCCGCTGCAAGCATTCGGGTCTGTGTAGCGGGGTCGATAAGTGTGCCTTGTACAACGACGCCAATTTTCAGTGACTTAGCACTAACAGTGCCAAGAGCAAATCCGTTCACCGCGGACGCACGTGGGAATTTCTTTTTCTACGCCACAGGTGGAACGAGGTATGTAGTTCAGATTTCAGGAACTGGTATCACAACGTTTACGTTGCCTGACCAGTTTGTAGCAGTGGCTACTGGTTCTGGAGGGGCCTGTCCAACTTGTTGGATAGATGGTGGTAACGCTCAAGCTTCTGCAACTCCGTCTATTGGAAATACCAACGCGAAAACCCTACGTTGGTTAACCAACAATGTTAATAGGCTTGAGATTACTAGTGCTGGTGCTTGGAACTGGCCTACAACCTCTGGTCCCTACAATATTGCAAACGAAGGGGCCACAGGACGTTTTCAGTGGCCACAAGCGTTTACAGAACAAGACACTGAACCACACGGTGAAATCATAGGTATCGGGAACGGTATAGCCACAAACTTCGTTTTCACTGTGAGGCACAGGCCGATTGTGCCTAGTTCTGTTGTTGTTCTTGTGAACTCCGTTTCGCAGGGCACTGATGACGGTGCAGGTAATCTAACTGGAGCAGGTATAGCTAGTGGCACGATAAATTATACCACTGGTGCAATAAACGTCACTTTTAACGCCGCACCAGGGAATAACTTGTTTGTTAGTATTACTGACACCATCTCGGACAATTTAGATATTGGAACGACTGAAACAAATGCCTTTCTTGTTGTCCGAAACGACATCAAAATAGGTGGGCCAGCCTCGAATCGCGGTATTGGAGGAAAATTTGGTCAGTTTGGCTATCTTAGTTTGACAACTGAGGACACTGGTGGTGCCCCCACTGACGCTGATTTTGCAACGGTTAGGGTGTATGCAAAAAGCAACACTGTAGACGCATTAGGAGCCAAAAAACTCTACTTCATTGATTCATCTGCAAATGAATATAGAGTTTGTGATTCGGTCACCGGTGGCTGTGGTATATCAGCGATAACAGGAACTAGTCCTATTGTTATTGATGGGGGTGGTACGAATGTTACTTGTCCTGGTTGTGAGGTTGCGCCAGCATTTCTAACGAAGGGCGGATTGGTTGGTGGATACAACATTGCAACCACTGGGATGACTCTTTTTGGGTCGGCAACTTTTCTACAACCATTCATGCCTGTAAGTGGCTATCTCCACAATCTAGGTTTTTGTATTGACGCAGCAGGAACCGCTGGTAGTTCAATGTCACTTTCGTGGAGAAAGTATGGGCCAACTGGAGGCGCTGCTGGAGTAACAACTGACCTTCTTGATACTCTAATGACTCCAGGAGCCTCGACTGGCTGTTTTCAACAGTCTCTAAGGCCGTTTCAAGTCGTTCGTTTCGACTATCTCGACGCGTTTAGAGTTTCGACTGGTACTCCACCAGCTATGCGCGGTTGGTCAGCAATTTTTATTGGGAGTACAGTACAACCACTTGGAGTATCACAAGGGACAACGGTAGCTGCCTCAACAACCGACTGGGCCACTGCTGGGCAACATGCAGCTATCGCTGGGGCAACATCTGAAACAAACTCAGCAAATACTGTTCCCTACGCGGGGACAATGAGTGCGTTGTGTATTCGTACCACGACTGCACAGCCAGCTACCGGCTCGTTGGTTGTGACTCTTCGAGACAGCGGAGTAGACACATTAGTCACGTTTACCATTGCAGCGAACGCTCAATCAGGGATATACTGCGATTTGGTAAACAGTCACGTATTCACTGCTGGAGATTACTACGCAATCGCACTAATAAATAACGCAACTGCCGCGTCAGCTACCATTGGAGGTCTCGGTTGGATTTTTACACCGACCACAGCAGGACGAGGTTTATTGATCTTTCCAAAAGCACTAAATGCGCTTACGGCATCGGTCAACAACTTTATTCCAGCATTCTCAAGAGAAAACGCAGGTCCTGGAACTGTTGAGACAGATGTTGTTTCTCCAGTGCCCGCCGCTGGAACGTTACAAAGCTTTTCTTGTTTTGTTGACACGGCTCCTGCCGCTGACTTAACTGTAACTGTGTATCGAAACGGTAGTGCGAGCACTATAACGGGGACAATCACTGCTGCTGGTGGAACCGGGGTAAAGACCATTGCAGGTACGCAGGCATACTCTATCGGAGATACTTGGTCATTACTTTTTGCTACTGGAGCCGGAGCACAAGCGGTAATCTCTGGTTGTTCTGGAGAATTCGTTTACTCTTAGATAGGAGTCCTCAATGCCCGTCGTAGAACGTCCAGGTCTACCTCCTG